GTGCTTGAAGTTTTATTGAATACTTATAAAAGTAAAAATAAATGAGGATTGGCATCGTTTGTAATTTAAGCAGCCCAACGACCGACTATTATCGCACGGTTAATCCATTTATTAGGCTTCGGGAGGTTTGCCCTCCTAACTTTGTAATAAAGATGATTAACCCTGATACCGTTAAGTGGTATGATTTTTATGACGTCGATGTTGTTATCTTCCAGCGTGCAAATGGTAACGATTTACTTGGCATGATTAACGAGGTAAAACGAATGGGTAAGAAGATTATCTTAGACCACGACGACCTATTACATGAGGTAAGTCCAGCGAATCCAGCAAGCCAACATTTTAACAAGCCTCAGGTAAAGGAGTCTGTCGAAAAGGCGTTTAAATATGCTGATTGGGTAATGACCTCAACCCCGTATCTAAAAGAATTTTACTCCCAGTTTTACGATAAAGATAAAATTACCGTTGTTCCAAACGCCATTGACTTTACTGTTACACCGATGCAGCCTGTAAAAAGGGATAAGTTAATAGACGCCAAGAAACGAGTTATGTGGCGCGGAAGCCAAACGCACCTCGAAGACCTTGCAACGGTTAAAAACTTTTGGATTGAGTTGCAGAAAAACGACAAGGTTGAATTAGGTATGGTTGGTTTAGCTGATTGGCTTGGTAAAACATTGTACCCTAAGGCAATTATTGTACCGTGGAATAATTCATTGTTCCAATACTTTGAAATGGTCAAACACTCAGCGCCACATTATGGCGTTTTCCCTTTGACGATTGATAATTTTAATCAGGCAAAGTCAAATAACTTTGCGATGGAAATGTTGGTAGCTGGTTGTATTTCATACGCACCAGAGGAAATTAAGGAATTTAACATCGCTGGGGTGAGGACTTACAAAAACGAATTAGATTTAATCCACAAATTTACTAAGGCTTTAGACAAAGATGATGCGTACTTTGTTGACTTAGAGGCTGGACGCAAATGGCTGAAGGAAGAAAGGGACTTGGTTAAGGTAAATGAATTAAGGATAAACGTATTAAACGCTATATGAAATTAAAGGATATAAAACCAAACCCAAACAACCCACGGGTTCTCAGGGATGACAAGTTTCAAAAGCTAAAGCAAAGTATCACGGAGTTTCCAAAGATGCTTTCCCTTCGACCTATGGTCATTGATGAAAACAATGTGGTGCTTGGAGGCAACATGAGACTAAGGGCTTTAAAAGAACTTGGATTTAATGACATTGATGAGGCATGGATAAAGCGAAGCAGCGATTTAACTGAGGAAGAAAAGAAGCGGTTTATCATTGCGGACAATGTGGCATTTGGCGAATGGGACTGGGACACGTTGGCTAATGATTGGGAGGTTGTGGACTTGGAGGCTTGGGGCTTGGATATACCGCAGTTTGACGAAAGAGGAGAAATTGATTACTCAGATAAAAATAAAGAAGTTGACATTGAAGACCTTGAAGGATTAATGACAATAAACCTAAAATATACCGAGGAAGATTATTGGAAGGTAAAGGAACAGTTATCTAAAGTAGCACATACACCAGAACAAGCGGTTTGGAAACTTTTAAAGAATGAATGAATTTAGTTTTAAAAATATTGAAAACTTTGATAATCATATTTCAAAATCTATTCGAGGCTTTGATTTATTAGATGACATTATTTGTAATATTTCTTCATTTTTTGCTAAAAATAATAGCAATATAATTGACTTAGGTTGTACGTCTGGAAGGTTAATAAATAAATTAGCTGATTTATACCCTCAATCAAATTGCATCGGATTTGATTTAATAGACAATAATTTTATAAAAGGAAAAGCAGATTTAGTAAAATTAGATATTACAGACAAAGATTTTAATTTAGAAAAATCAAATTTGATTTTATCGGTATTTACAATGCAGTTTCTCTCATTTGAAGATAGAGAAATTATTTTTAAAAAGATATATAACGGATTAGAAAAAAACGGTGCTTTTATAATTTGCGAAAAGGAAATAGCAAAAGACGGAATGATTCAAGAAATATTTACTTTTTCAAATTACGATTATAAGAAAAATCAATTTAGTCCAAATGAAATTTTAAGCAAAGAAATTGATTTAAGAAAACTAATGAACCCTTTATCGGAGGGAGAAAATTATAAAATATTGAATAAATTAGGATTTAGAAATGTTACTTTATTTTTTCAATCTTTAAACTTTAAAGGCTTCTTATGTATAAAGTAACTAAAAATATATTTCCCTTAGAATGGAAATTAACCGACGAATTAAAAGTTCCTTATCACGGTAAAAGGGTATTTGGCACATTTGTGTGTGGTGGCGGTTCAACTATGGGTTATAAGTTAGCTGGATTCGAACACTTAGGAGGTGTTGAATTTACCGAGCATTACTCGAAAGTTTATAAATCAAATCATAAACCTAAATATTTTTATGAGGAGGATATAAGGAAATTTAACGAAAGAAATGATTTGCCTAAAGAATTATTTGACCTTGATTTATTAGACGGCTCACCTCCTTGCGCAGCATTTTCAACGTCTGGAGCAAGGGAAAAACTTTGGGGTAAAGAATCGGAATACGAGGGAATAAGTCAAGTAAAAGACGATTTAGTATATATTTATTGCGATACTATTGAAAAGCTAAAACCAAAAGTTTTTATTCTTGAAAATGTTTCGGGATTAATGAAAGGCAATGCTAAATCATATTTAAAAAATGTAATTAACAGACTGTCAAAAAATTACAATGTACAAACCTTTTTACTTTACGCTGCTTCAATGGGTATTCCTCAAATAAGAAATAGGGTTTTTGTTATTGGATTAAGAAAGGATATTGTTTTGCCTAAATTAAAATTAGATTTTGAATGTGAGCAAGTTGGATTCGGTGTTACAAAAAAATATTGGAATAATGGTGGCGAATCAATAGAAAGATTTGCAATCGGTAAGGAATTTAACAATGTTAAGGTTGGAGGCAGTTCGGATAAATATTTTAATTTAATTAAACCAAATCCAACTAAACCTTGCTTTACTATTACTGAAATGAGTTCTCAGATAGGTGCGGCTTCAGTTGTTCACCCTTATCAAAAAAGAAAATTAAATACAGACGAGGTTAGGATGCTATGCACTTTTCCCTTAGATTATAATTACTTAGATATTAATCCAACATCAATAATGGGAAGGTCTGTTTTACCCGTAATGATGGCAAATATATCAAATCAAATATATTTACAATGGTTAAGCAAAACCGCGTAAAAACCCCGTAAAATGAGACAAGGAAGGAACGGAGGCAAATTAAAAGAAGGTGGAAGTAATGGAGGCGGACGCCCTAAGAAACTTCCCGCGCTTGACCTTATCATGGCTAATGTAATGGGTCAGGAAAAGGATGGTATAACCGCAGCCGAGGCGATTATCATGAAGCTAAGGGAACAGGCGGCAAAGGGTGACATTAAGGCGGCTCAATTACTTTTAGACCGTGCTTACGGGAAAAGTAAGCAGAACATTGACATAACGACTCAGGGGGAAAAGGTGACCGTGCCAACAATAATTTTTACTAAGGATGCAGATAAAGGTTAGTGAAAAGTACGAAGCCCTTTGGCAACCTAAAACCCGTTACTTCCTGATAACTGGTGGACGTGGTTCGGCTAAGTCATTTACCGTTGGGCTTTGGGCGTGTAACATGCTACTTGCAAATAAAGGTTGGAAGATACTTTTCACACGTTATACGTTATCAAGTGCTAATATTTCCGTTATTCCTGAGTTCCGTGAAAAGATAGACTTGCTTGGCGTCGGTGATGAATTTCAAATGACCAACGCGCAAATAAGCCACAAAGCAACAGGCAGCGAAATAATATTCTCAGGCATTAAGACAAGTTCTGGAAACCAGACGGCAAAGTTAAAATCGATACCAGCGTTAAATGTTTTTATCGTTGACGAGGCTGAGGAGTTTGTAAGCGAAAAGGACTTTGATACAATAGATGAATCAATCAGGATGCCTGACACGCCTAACATTGTAATACTGGTTATGAACCCACAGGACGTGGAACATTGGATTTGGAAGCGGTGGTTTGAAAAGTCACATCGAATGGAAACGATTGACGGGCAAATGATACCGATAAGCACGCACCCTGATATAACGCACATACATACGACGTACTTTGATAATTACCATAACCTAAGCAAGGATTACATAGCAAAGATTGAAGCCATTAAGGGCAAGTCACCAGAGGCATACGCGCATAGGTTCTTAGGTAAATGGTTAGACAGGAAACAAGGGGTAATATTTGACAACTGGGTTGAGGGTGAGTTTGATATTAGTCTTCCATTTGGTTACGGCTTAGATTTTGGCTTCTACCCTGACCCTTTGGCATTGGTAAAGGTAGCGGTTGACAAGGGAACAAAGAAAATATACGTTGAGGAAGTGATTTATAAACAATCTCTTTCATACGAGGCAGTCATTGAACAAATGAATCATTATGTTAGTCCCAACGCTTTGATAATCGCAGACACAAGCGAACCACGTTTAATTGAGGCATTGCAACAAAAGGGCTTGAATGTGCAAAAGGCTGATAAAGGGGCTGGGTCAATCGTGGAAGGAATAAAGAAAATGCTGGATTATACCATTGTTGTAACACCTGAGTCGTATAATTTAAAGCATGAGTTAAGGAATTACATTTGGAACGACCGCAAATCTTCCACGCCCTTAGACGCGGATAATCACGGGTGCGATTCCCTTAGATATATATTTTCAAGACTTGCGCAAGGCAGCGATTTACTTGCATTTAATTAAAATAAAGAAACATGACAGATAAAGAAAAGGCGTTAATCATTATTGACTTAATCGAAAAGATTACGCAAGAAATCATTGATAAGCCGATGCAACGCAAAAGATTATTGCAAATGCGAGGTCACCTTGAAAAAGCCGTAAAGCTAACAGGGAATGGAATCAAAAGGGAATGGTCACGACCGCCAAGCCTTCCGATTGTAAGCCATGCCAAAGCAGAACCGATTCCTTTTACACCTATAACAACCGAAACCAATGGCGATTTATTAGCAGATAACATTCCCGTGGTAACCAAAAAAGCAAGAAGAAGATAATGGTAATATTTAACATCGGTAACAAGCAAATTAAGTACAATTATCCCGAAACGGCGGCGGATATAACTTTGGAACAATACATTTACTTTGCCAAATTTCTTTTGCCCGAGCATCCTAAAACAGAACTTGAAGCCATCCAATATATGAATGATAGGGACGCGCTTTATAAAAAAATATTACCGTATGCAAAGAAGTTGAAGGTTGAGGTAAAAAAAATTGAACAAATATTTGTCATCGGTGAACTTGAAGACATTTTAAAAAACAAAGAAGTTAAGGACAATGTACGTCGTTTCCTTCCACCTTTAATCAGCCAATGGACAACCAATGACTATGAATTAGGGACAAGGTTAAAAATCATGGACGAAGTTTGGGAGGCAAAAGAAAGATACCCGTACATGGCAAAGGTGGTAAACTATTTTACAGGCATTCCCCTTGAAGCTTGCTTTGGCAAGGTGGCAGATAGCTTGGAATTAAAATACCTTGTTTACATTTACGGTAAGATAATGAACGCCATTAACACACCAGCCGAAACAAAATATAAGCAACTGTACGATTTTAACGGTAAGGTTTACACCCTTCCAGAAAGGTTAATGGAAAAATCAACGCTGCTTGAATTTACAATGGCGGCTCAGTATGACAAAGCAATGAACCAAGTGAAAAACGGTGACCCAGCGGGATTGCTAAACATTATGGCAGTTCTTTTGAAACCATTGGGCGAAGATTACAGCGACGAACTCTTTGAGCAAAACAAGGTCGACTTTTTACAAATGTCTTTGCAGACATCTTATGAGGTTGCTTTTTTTTTGACCAAGTTAAGCGAGAAATATACCTTAGATTTGCAGACCTCTATGCTTCAAAGGGCGATGGAAAATCTCAATTAGCAAGTGAAAGGCTTAATGAAAAATACGGTTGGTACTTAACAATAAAGAAAGTGGCTGAGTCAGGATTGTTTAATTTAACAGGATTTACACCGATGGAATCAGCAGAAAAAGCAAAATTGTATCAAGTGTTTCAATACCTTGCATCAAAGGCAGCAGAAGAAAAGGTAATCGATGATATATCTAAAAGCAAAAAATGAGTTTAGTTCAATTAGCAAATATATTCGAAGCAGCCACCGACGCCGTAAACGGCTTAAACGGTTTTTCTTTTGGCTGGGCATCAGACCGCGTCCGTTCTCAAATATATACGGAAGAAGGCGAAAATAATACAAACATTTTCCCACGGGTATTTTTTGCCGTGCCAACGTTAACAAACAATCCAGTCACTCGAAGGGATACCTATCAAGTGACTTTGTTTTTTGATGACCTTTTAGGATATGATGAAAACGGGGACGTTGATACGACTTTGCAAATTACAAAATGGTCAAACCTTGTCGCATTTGCAGAAAGGTTTATTTTGGAATTAGGTACAACGAAAACAACAAATAGCATACCAGACCAAGTAAATCTTGTTTTGGATTCCTTTACCTCAATTCAAAGGCTAATAACCGTACAGGCTACTTTTAATATCTCAATCAAAAGCGAATGTTAGAAGGTTTACAAAAGTTAGCGGACGATATTAGCCTTTTAGCCATTACGGTTGTGGCGAATGAATGGAGGGCGCAAGGGCATGAGTTATCAGGGTCGGCGGTTAAGCAAATGGAAAC